AACCGCAACAGCCATGAGGTTCCCAAGCCCCCCGAACGCCTCGCGCAAGCGGCCTACCGAATCATTGGCCCGCTCAATAGCTTCTGCATCTGTCTGTGAAATGGCAATGCCAAAGCGGCGCTGGAACTCGGTCGCGTCCTGCACCTTGCGCCCGTAGTCATCCAGCATGTTGATGACTTCACGGCCAGACCGCCCGAAAACCTCCATCGCCGTGGCTGTGCGCTGCGCGGGGTCTTCAATGGCATTTAGCCGCTCGGCAATGCGCTCAAATTGCTCATCTGCATTCAGCCCTTGCAGGTCGCGGATGGAAAGGCCCAGAGCCTCAAACGCGCGCACCTGCGTTGTGGTGCCTCGCTCCAACTCGACAATGTTGCGCTGCATGATGCCAAGGCTGTTTGTCAGCGCTTGCGTGGATATGCCCGCCTCTTGCGCCACAAGCTGCATCGCCTGCAAGCGGTCCGTTGCAAGGCCGATCTGGCGCGCAGACTTCGCCAACTCATCGGCGTTCTGCATTGCCCGCCGCGTCATGGCAAGCATGGCCGTGCCGACCGCCGCCGCAGCACCCGCAACGCCAAGAGCAAAGCGCCGCATAGTCTGCTGCGACCTGTTTACACTGCGGTCAAGGTCTGATGTATCAGCGCCGATCTTGACGTTAAGTGGTGGTAGGCTCATCTTTCCAACTCTCCATCCACTCCGTCAATTCATCCACCGCGCCTTGATTGAGTGACCCCGCAAAATCGCCCTTTTGCTTTTCGCGGTTTGCCTCAAAGTAAACGGCTATTTCCGCTATCGTCATGCCCCAGAACTCGGACGGGGCAATACCATAACGCACAACAAGCCCCATATACATCCCATCGAAGTCTAACTCTTGCGGGGCCTCTTCTTTGTCGCCGCCTTTTTGGGTTCTGGGGCTTCGGGCTTTTTTCCAAGATCAATCGTAGGGTTTACGCTCTCGACATAGGCGGTTTGCGCGGCCATGATTTCGGGAATGTCAGCGCTGGTCAGGAAGTCATAGCACTCATCTTCCGTTGCGGTTATGCCAGAAGCTTGCAGCATATGCTTTAGGGCAATGCAGAAGTCGGCAGGATCAGCACCGCCCACAAGGCACTCATGTGCCAGCTTGAGGTTCTGGATGCCCTCGCCACGAATGCGGCGCAGCATCTTCACGCTTGGCACGAAGTAGACGGTTTCGCCGTTCCATTGAAGCGACTTTTCCTTGAATACGCTCTCACTCATTACGCGGGTGCCGCCGTGAATGTAATAGCGCCAGCGCTCTCAAAGGTTGCGCTGAATGTCGCCGCCTCTGCGCCTTCATTGCCGCCCGGTGTGAATGCGGAAATTCCGAACTGCCCCGCATATGTGCCGATGCCAGTGATGACAAATGTCATGGCCTTCAGAACTTCGTCGGGGTCGCTGGCCCAATCAGCAAGCGTGTCATCCTTCAGGATGCCGCTGCATGTCATGCTCATGCTGATAACGCCGATTTCATCCAGCAACGTCCGCACACCCTCATCATCCTTATCGGTGATGTCGATATGCTCTCGGTTTATTGTTAGTTCGTCCGTTTGCGCGCCTGCAACGTCAGTTGTTGCTATCTGCACACGGACCTTGCGCCCTGCTAGTGCCGCCATGTCAAAGCCCTTTCATAGCCATGTTTGCAAAGTTTATAGCACGGTTTGCAAAGTCTGCAAAGCTGCTTAAATCTCGACTTCAGGCACCAGTTGCAGGCCCATCGTTCTCAGCACGGTCATACCAAAGCCTCATCATTCACGACCACTTGCAGCCCCAGCGCATCAATCCGATCATGCCAATGCCCAGCCGTGTCGTCGCCTTCACGGTCATGAATATCCACAGCAGCAACCAAGTCAGCGGCTTCCTCTGGCGGGTCAGCCCATAGCGCAACGAACTCAGCGTTGACATGCGCGGGAAAGCCCCAATGCGTGATTGGCTCCTGCCCGTCAGCAGATAGCGGCTGAACGAAAACAGGCCCACCCAAGCCCATAGCCTCTGCCATTGCGTTGCCAGCGTCTTTCAACTCAGCGGGGATTATGAATACCCGCGTGGTCATAGGTCTGTCCTCGCCGTATAATACGCCTCTGCGGCCTCGATCTGCGCTTCCGTGGCGTTGGTGCCGAAGCGCACGAGGGGACCAAGGGTGGCGTAGTGCAGTCCAGACCAGAAAGCCGTAGTGGCTGCGCGTGAGCCATAGTTCAGCTGGTATGTGCCCGATGGATTGTAGTTTCCTACCCCTTGATTACCTGCCGACACAGCTAGAGGGTCACCGTCCACACGCACTGATAAAAACGGCGCACTTATGTCCCCTATCCCGGTCACCGATGCCTTCTTGTCACCACTAAAAACGCTGGAGTCAACATCCGCCAAAGATGTTCCGTTAGACGCAAACGAAAACCGCACCCCCGGCCCGCGATTACGCAAGGAAAACGTCCCGTTATCTGCAACGGTGGACCCAATTTCGCAAAGGACTCTTGCTCTTGTCTCACTTGTTGCGGGGACGCTTGCCCCAGAAAACACCTGCACCTTATCCACTCCCGGCGATGGCAGCACAGGCGTCTGATAAGCGGTGTTCACGCCGTTATATTCGATATAGCGGAACCCGCCCACATTGCGGAAGATGCCACGCGCTGCGTCGGATACAGCCGTGGCGTGGTTGCCTTTGAGTTCGCGGACGGAGATGTTGTCGAACTGAATGTAACCAGTGCCACCGCCGGAATACAGTTGCAGAAAAGAGCTTGCCCCCGTCGCAGCAAAGATAAAAGACAGTGACGCGCTAGTTGCGCCACCTGACACAACCGCCGCCCCAAGATTGACAAGCCCCGCAGACGATCCGGCAGCAATTCGCAAGTTCGCCCCCGGATCAACAGCATCCGTTAAATCCGCCGTAACTTTATAAAACTTACCCCCGGCTGTTGTTATTGTCTGACGCGCTTGCCCGTTTGTGTTAGTTTTTGTTATGCGAAGTTCATTAGACACAACAGAAAGTGTTGCGTTCACGGCGGTCCACCCGCTCGTGTCCGTATCAAAACCCCCATTCGTCACCAACTCCGGTCCCGCAACAGGCGCTTTCCCCGTAAACCCATGATCCAGCACCAGCCCCACAAGCTGCCCGCTTTCCGTCACAGGCGTTGTCCCTGCGCGGTCAATGAACATGCTGCCATATTCTAGCGGGTGCGCGATAAGCTGTGCCGCGCCCTCGCCCAGCGTGGACATGAGGGCGGCGAAGGGGCTGGTGCGCCTGCGCTGGCCAAAGGGCGAACCAAAGCCCGATAGTGGCGATACAATATCACGCATGAGACACAAACACGCTGATATTGCTGGTCGCAAAAACCCACACACGCGCGGCTGATATGCCGGGGAAAAGGTCAGCAAGGGCCGTGTTCAACTCGCCCTGATTTGGGCTGTAGCGGATCGCGCCAACCGTGCTAGTCGGGGCTGTTGCGTCAGTTGTGCCTTTGACAAATGCAATTGCGTTACTGGCAATCTGAAACGTGATGCTTGTCACATCTGCATCGGTGATCTGCGTCCATGTCCCGGCAGGAACGCTAAGTGTCGTATTTTGTGCCATGCTTAGGCTCCTGTTTCATCTAAAATTACGCGGAACAATAACACGGCCCGCCGCGTTTTGCCATTATCTTCCCAACCGGGAATGATGCTTTCCAACTCTGTCGTAACCCAATGCGCACCTGTAACGCTTAAATCTTGCCGCTCAAGGGCTTCGCGCACATCGCTGGTTAATCCTGCTATGAGGTTTTCAGCGCTGTCAGTGGCCGTGCTACGGGCATATGCATCTATCTGGACAAGCGCATCTAGCCCGCGCGTGGTTTTGGTATTCCACGGGCTTTCATTGGCCTGCACGATGACGACATAAGGGAACGGGCCGAGCAACTCCCCATCATCCGCCTGCGGGGCTTTAGGTGACCACACTGGCACGCTAAGGCCCACATCCAGCTTCGTGAAAAGTGCTTGGCGCAATGCCGCATATGTTGGCGCTGTCATTTCGCGGCCCTCGCTAGTGCTGTCTCAAGCCTGCGACGAAACTTAGGGCGCATGGCTTCGGTTGCTGGCACCCATGCAGGGCGCGGGTCAATGCGGCTTGTGCCGAATTCAAGCATGGCG